TCCCACGACCCATCCGACCGTTGTGCCGATAATATTGCATCAACGTAGTCACGAAAAATAGACTGCGACGACTGCGACCGATACCCTGTATCATTCTCTTCAACGGTATCGTCGTCATCAAATTGTCGAATCATTTTGGTAACGGCATCTGATAACCGCTCTATTTGGTCATACCCCTCACCGTCTCGGAACGATTGCGCCACCCGCTCTTCATCGGTCATCGGTACACTATCTTGTGCTACTCGTGCGACCCCACCAGTGAATTTGCCCGTCCGTATTCCGAGTGCGGTAGGTACTCGTGTACCATCCGACCGTCGCCTACTGTATGTCCGAGTACCCATCGTCTAACTCCTTATACTAAAGATTGTATGATGGCGCAGGCATAACTGCCGCAGGGCTTTTACGCAACCGCTTTGAAGTAGTCTGCCCTAAAGCTACTTGACCCAGTTCAAAATTTTCTTTTCTTTGCAGTGCACTGATGGATTCACGAATAACTGCTCCAACACTTGCCGGTGACGGCTTTTTCTCTTTGCCTCTGGCGATACGTTCATTCACAAGCATACGATTTATTTTTTTCATTTGCTCTTGCACCAACGATGATGTTGGTCGAATGCGTCCGCCAGTTTCGTGAACACTTACTATGTACGAACGAGGATTATTAACAACTTGCTGAGTCTCGGCAACCAACTGCGCCAATGATTCCACAAATGCTCTATCTTCTCGTGACTGCCCTGTTCGTGCACGAAGTGCTGGTAACAAATCAGATACCGCTGTTGTTATATTTTGATACGCACTTTGTACTCGAGTATCCAGTGAGTTTACTGTGACGTCTTTAATATATCGAACTGTGCCGCTTCCACCAATTTCGGTAGCTAACTCTGCAGGAGTATCGTCACGACCACCACCTTGCCAATTGCCTCCTGCAATAGCGTCACTTGGTCGGATTGCCTTAACTTGACTTGCCAGTTTATTTACTTGCCGACTTAAATTCCCTAAATTAGGCGTAGTTGTTGGTGTTGCAGTTGAAGCCTGCTCATTTGGAAGTGGCAAAATATCCTGCGCCACACCGCCAACCCCACCCCCGCCTGTAAACTTGCCCGTGCGAATCCCTAGGGCAGTGGGCACTCGTGTACCATCGGCTCGACGACGTGAATAAGTCCGTGTTCCCATCAGTTAGTCTCCTTTCAAATCGGTCAGTATGTGCGTGTAAAGCGCAACCCACAAGTGTTTTTGCACCTCACCATCGGGAGTAGCGGCAATTGCATCAACCAGCGAATCGTATTGGTCGATGAATCGGGCGTACTTCAATGCAATGTCTGCAATATTGCGGGAAACCGTGAATCGCAACGGATTCCCTGTTGCCGCAGTTGGCGCACTCCCTTGTGTCATATCGGAGGATTCACGTCGCCACTGGTGAAAGGCGTGTTGCAAGTCTGCCCCCCGTGCATCGAGGATTTTATCCACTGCGTCAAAAACCGCTAGGGCGTCCTGCGTCTGGATTGTTTTGCGCACCAACGCAGTAACCCGTGTGTTACTTGCCGAATGTTTTTGGTACAAAGGAGTGCTCATTATTTGGTCTCCTTTTTGGGCAACGCCAGCCATGCTTCACGAAGCTCCGCTTCTTCCCGTGGATTTAACAGCGGTTTTGGTTTTTTAGTTGCCGCAATCAAGCGGGGTTGTTTGGTCATATATTCCTCCTACTGTATTATTGCACTGTCATCAAGAGCGCAGTTTATGTTCCCAAGCCCCGATGACTTCAGGGCGACCGCACCATACAATCCAGCCATTGTAGTAAATCACGCACTTGCGGTTTGCCGCTTCCACTTTAAACGTAGCATACACGTCGTCTACTCGGTCGATTGCCCGCTCGGGCTCACGGACGTGCACTCTGGACGGTACAGGCAAGAGAGCATTGGCTCTGCCCACAAACGCCCACGCCGTGCGCATTGTTGCGACCGTGGTGGCAACCGTGTGGCTGTTTGAATACGTCAGGCGAGCGGTTTCCTCGTATATGCGGTCATACACGTCGGTGGCGTCTACCAAAATTGTCGGCACTGCGTTCCAATACGCTTGTTGCCAAATAGTCACTCCTGCCATGTTTTCACCTCCAATACGCCAATCCCCTCGACGACCGTAAACCGCTCCTCGTATGGCGTATTGATATCCGATACGTACAAGAGCGTCATACTTGCCGACTTCCCATCCATATTCCAGCGGACTTCGGTGCGCACCGCCACGGTGGCAGTCACCACTTGGTGGCACGATTCCATCATCATCGATTCAAACGACGGTCGCTCGGCGAGGAGCGACCGCCACTTGGCTTCAAACTGCGCTACGTTCATTATGCCTCCATCGCTTCGTAGCTGAGTGGTTCTTCCTGCGGGTGCTCCCGCTCTTCCTGCCCGTCTACCCATTGGGCAAAGGCGCAGTCACCACAAATCGGTGACTTTGCGAAGTGCTCGTTGCCACACACGGTGCACACTTCCACAATTCCCATCGCTTGGTCAATCGCCTGCATTTGGTCTGCGTTCATCGTCGTTCCCCTTTCGTCTATCGCCTATGAGTAACTATACCACATTCTATATAATTTGTCAATACGATATATGTATTATAATAATAAATATGTATATTGTATATCATTTATATATAGATTCACGGATTATTTTTTGTCATACTCTTGACAATAGTGCTATACTTTTTGCATGATAAACAAATCAATGTCGTACAAACCGCCAATCGAAGTCCAAGGCAACGCACGCAAGGCGTTGGAAGTCCGAGCTCGCAAACCAATGAGCGAGCGGGCTATGACGGATGTCGGCATTGCTCGTGCCCGTGACTTATCCAATGGTCGCCCTCAAACGCTCGATACCATCAAGCGCATGAAATCCTTCTTCGACCGCCATGCTGTTGACAAAGAGGCAGATAACTGGGAAGTCGGCAGCAAGGGGTGGCAGGCGTGGATGGGATGGGGTGGAGATGCGGGGCGACGGTGGGTGGAGCGCATTTTGGCTGACGCACTAAAAGACGAGGTAACCGTGAAAAAAACAAATCCTGTGAATATCACTACCAAAGCGGCACCGCCACCACCACAAAAGGTTGAAGGTGACGATGCGTCCATGGCGATTGGGCAGTTGCGTGCGATTGCGGGGAAGGCTACCGAGCTTTCACAAAAAATGAAGCCCGATGCCCATCTGGAATCGTGGGTGCAAAGTTTGGTGACAGAAGCGGCAGATAAGGTAGGTATCGTATATGACTATGTGCTGTATGGCACCACGGAGAAACGCATGATGAATAAGTCGCTTATCCAAAAGGGGCAAAAAGTCGATTATGGTATTGAGGCGGAAAGTGATGCCGCAGACTTTATTAAGTTTGCAACGTTCACCAAAGCCAAGCCTGAAGAGCGGGTGGTGGTTGGATACGCATCCAGCGAGCGGATTGACGGGCAAGACGACATCGTCGATTCCGAGGCACTGAAGGGCGCACTGGAAGACTATATGCAATGGGCAAACTTGCGTGAAATGCACCAGCCCAAGGCAGTCGGTAAAGTGTTGTCGGCAGTGCCAATTAAAGGCACGGTGCGCTTGTCGGACGGTAGCCAGTTGGTCAACCCCCTGCGTATCATCGCCAAGATTGTGGACGAGGATGCGTGGCAGAAGGTGAAAGCGGGCATCCTGAAGGGCTTTAGTATTGGCGGCAAAGTAGTAAATGCGATTACTCAAAAGGTGAACGGTAAGAATATCCGTCGCATTACGGGCTTGACCCTGAATGAAATCAGCCTTGTTGACCGCCCTGCCAACCCCGACGCTCGAATTGTAATGCTCAAGCGTGACGATTCATTGGATGCCGAGAACATCGCCAAGATGGTGAAAGCGGGCAAGGTGACCGATATTATTGAAAAAGCCACCAAGCTTGCTGACCCACAGGATATTCTGCCCATGATTCAGCAGTTGCGCAATCAGGCGGAAATCGATGGTGACCTTGATACTGCCGAACGCTACAACGAGGTGATTACCCTGATGCTTGAGGCAATGGGGATTATACCCACGGGTACGGTACGGGAAATCGAAGAAAACGAAACGGTGGAATTCCCAGACGACGACGTTCCTGCCGACTTAGTCGATATGCAGGCGTTGTACAACCAAAACACTGCCAGCGATACCGATGCGACATCCAAGCGTCGCAATACGTTCATGTACTCGGCGAAGTCCACGGACTTGCTTAAAGTTGGTCGGGCAATCAGCAAGGGGAATATGGACACGCTGTCCGACATTTACCGTGCCGCGAACATTATTATTACCCTGTGCGAAAAGCTAGGCGTGAATATGGCGGAGGAAGAAGCAGGCGAAGGGGAAAAGGAAGAACATCATCACGATGAAGCCCCCGAAGAAGGGACGATTGTAGTCGATGTCACTCCCGTCGCCACCGAAGATGCCAAGGATGAGCCTGATGTGATGGCGGCAATCGCTAATGCGCCAGTCAAGTCGATGCCTGGGAATAACACAGGCGCACCGATTCACACGCCAATGAACCCCATGAACCCGAACGCTCCTGCGCAGAACGTGACGGGTGGCTACCCGATTAAGCGCAGTGCGGAAAATGGCGATTTGCAAAAGTCGGCAGATAATGCTGACAATGCTGTCGATATAGATTCTATTACAAAGGAGATGCAATCAATGGAAACACCCGTTGAGAATGCGCCTGTAGTCGAGTCGACCGAGCCGTCAACGGATGATGTCACCAAGGGTACTAGCCCTGCATCGCCCAGCATTGACGTAAGTGCGGCACTACAGGAAGTGATTGCAAAATCGTTGCAAGGAGCCCTTGCAAGTACGGTGGCACAAATGGACACCGTGGTGAAAGCCGTGGAGCGGATTGAAACCAAGAACACCGAGCAGTCCACTGCGGTGTGGGACGCACTCAAGCCGTTGACGGAAACCGCCAATGCCACCAAAGACATGGTGACCCCGCTGGTTGAAAAGGTCGCGGCACTGGAAACAGTTGCAGAAACCGTCAAGCAGTTGGCTGACCGTGTGTCTGCAATGGAAAACCAGCCCATTGATGGAAATGCCCCGCTGTTGCGTGGTCAGACCGTCAACAAGTCAATCGGTATCAACGGTCAACCCGCAAGCGAGCAGGTTGATGAAGCGGCAACATTGCAAAAAATGATTGACGAAACGCACGACCCGTTGGTACGAACAAAGCTCCGTGAACGCCTTGCGTACATTGATACCAAGCGTGCACTGTTTGGTAGTAGTCGATAAAAGTAGGTATAAGGAGAACGTAGCGCATGAGCACGAACATCACGGAAGACACCCTGAATCTGATTAAGGCGGCACACGCCCAGCAAGACATCAGCAAAAGCATCACTTCGGGTTCAACTACCACCACTATTACGGGCACTGGTTTAACAGCCTATGACTTGCAGGCACCAGCTAAGAACCTGTACCCTGTACAGACCCCGATTCGCAACAGCCTGCCCCGCACGGGCGGTATTGGTACTGCCACCAACTGGCGTGTGGTACGCAACATTATCGGCAGTGGCTTTGACGGAATGGGCTGGGTACCTGAAGGTCAACGCTCGGGTCGTATGAGCTACTTGACGCAAGCACTCAGCGCATCGTACAAAACGATGGGCGAGGAAGACCAAGCGACATATGAAGCCATTTCGGCAGGTCGTGGATTCGAAGACATCCGTGCCCGCATGACGATGCGCTTGTTGCAGAAGTTGATGCTGAAAGAAGAATCAGCCATCATCGGTGGTAACACCAGCGTATCGTTGAGCACGCCCGCTACCCCCACGGTGAGTGCGGGAGCATCGGGTGGTTCACTGGTTGCCGACAACTACTATGTATGGTGTGTAGCCCTTACATACGAAGGCTATCGCAATAGCTCCGTTGCAAGCGGTGTTGCTACCAGCCAGACAATCACTGGTGCTGATGGCTTGACATACCCACTTAGCGGTGGTAGCTCAAACCTTAGCCCAATATCGGCAGTTCAAGCGATTGCTGGTGTGCAAACGTTGCGTGCAAGCGTCACTGCGGTCAACGGTGCGATTGCCTACGCTTGGTACGTGTCCAAGACCAACAACACTAGCACCACCGCTTTCTTACAGACCATCACCACCATCAACAGCGTGGAATTTACCACTGCTATCGTAACATCAGGTACGCAGTTGGCTTCGACGATTACGGCAAATAACAGCACTAACACTCTTGCGTATGACGGCTTGTTGTATCAGGCATTTGCCCCAACCAGCGGTGCCTACATCAAGACCCAAGCCACGGGTACGGCAGGTACGGGCACCCCGTTGACCTCAAGCGGTCGTGGGTCGGTCGAAGAGATTGACACCATGTTGGTGACGATGTGGAATAACAACCAGCTCAGCCCGACGGTGATTTACTGTAACGCACAGGAAATCAAAAACATCAGCAACAAGGTGTTGACTGGTGCGTCGTCAGCCCCACTGGTTCGTTACAATGTTGGCGGCAATGAGAATTCGATGCAGATTCAGGCATCACCGTTCATTGACACCTACTACAACCCAATCACTAAGCAACCACTCCGTGTGGAAGTGCACCCGAACGTTCCAGCGGGCACCATTTTGGCATGGGCGGACAACTTGCCTGCGCAATACCAGTCAAGCGAAGTCCCGAACGTTGCCGAAATCCGTGCACGTCAAGACTACTACCAGATTGACTGGCCGGTAACCAGCCGTCAACAACAGGTCGGTGTATACGCAGAAGAAGTGCTGGTATGTTACGCCCCGTTTGCCATCGGTGTTATCACCAATATCGCAAACGGCTAGTAGTAGAGGCATGACAAATGCCGATTGATTACACGACCGCAACCGACGTGTTCGATTACGGAAATGTACGCAATCCCACAGCAACGGATACGGCGGTGATGGAGCAAATCGTCACCGCCGTTTCTCGTAAAGCGGATAAAGCCTGCGTACAACAATTTTCATTGACCACGTACACCAATACGATATACACGCCTCGTATTGACGTGAATGGCACTTTGTTGCTGTACTTACCAGCCCCAACGATTACGGCACTCACCAGTGTCACGTTGCGGGCTGGTAATGTACCATTGACCCAACCAATCAATTACTTGGGCACTGGGGTGCAGTACGATATTGTCAATCAATCGTTTGGCAGTAAGGTTATCATTTACGGGTTTTCGTTGACCCCGTATAGGCAATCAACAATGCGGGCATACGTGTCGTGGTCAGGTGGGTGGGCAAACTTAGCGGCAGTGCCATATGACTTTGAGTTTGCCATTCGACGCTGGACGTGGTTTGCCTACAAACAGCGGGAAGCCCCGTTTGACCGTACTGCGGTGCCTGAAATGGGTATCATTACCATCCCTAGTGCAATTCCGCCCGACGTTATGGACGTCTTGAATCGTTACACGTGGTACTACCGATGAGTATTGCAACTACGACGGCATATCTTATCAACGTGTTTAGTGCGATGAATCCCGCACCCAACATTGTATACGACGTGCCCATGGAATCCGTGAGTAACGCTGAATTCCCGATGGTGTTGGTGACGCTGGCACCACAGCAAAATCATACATGGTCGCTCGAAGCCAGCAATTACGCACGGCACACGTATTTTTTAACCATCTACGTGTTTACAGGGATTCGCAACGAGGGCATCAGTTACGCCTATCAGGAAGTGCTGGATTACCCGCAGGCGATAGCAACCGTGATATTCAGGGATATTACGCTTGGCGGCAACGTTACGTTTATCGGGGCGGGGGGAAGCAGTCAGATGTTTGACTATCGGTATGGAGAAATCGTATGGGGAGAAAGTCGTCTATGGGGACTAGTAATGACCCTACAAGTAGTGGAGAAAATCCCGTTACAGACGGGGCAGTACCCACCAGTGATACCAGCACCACCCCCGAGCCCGTAAAGCCAAAGAAAAGCAAGCCTGCGGGCGTGCGGTACATCGGCAACGGTTCATTTGTGGTAGGCGTGCCTGCAACAAACTTAACTGCAGAGCAGGTGGCGCAGTACGGGGGAATTGATGCGCTTACCCGTTCAGGGCTATACGTAAAGGAGGATGACCATGGCGTTACCAACTAATCCGCCGTCAGGGCCTGGTATTAAGTCGCTACGCAAGATTCAAATCGGTCTTGAAGCGACGAATGGCACTGCGGTACCCGCAACCAAGATTCTTCGAGTGCCGGGGGGCGTGCTCAGCGATGACCGTCAAGTCAACTTGGTCGAAGAAATGGTGGGCATTATTCCTGGGACTGACCGTTCGTACATCAGTGCGGCCCAAGGGTCAATCAGTATTGACAATAGCCCACTTACGCCCCAACAATTCCCCATCTTACTCGCGGCAGCACTTGGATTAGACCCATTTGTTGTAGGCACTCGTACCACCACCACGCAAGGTGAACAAGAAGGTACGGGCACTGCGTATCGCTATAAACGTACACTTCCGACGACGGCGGCACCAACGGACAACGTGGCATACACGTTCGAGGGCGGTGACTCGTTTGAAGTAGAACAAATGACGTATGGCAAGTGCACCAACATCAGCGTCAGCGGGAGCAGTGGTGCCCCTATCACCATGCAAGGGTCGTTCATCGGGCAATACGTGCGCTACTTTGGGCCGACATTTACCACGCCTGCAACCATCCCCACGGTGGAAGACTTGATTTTTGCACGGTCACGCTTGTACTTGGCAGAACCGACGGGCGTATCACCGACGTTTACTGCGGTCGATAGCACGTTCCTTGGGTTTGACGTCGGCATTGACTGCTCGTGGGTGCCAAAGTTCACGGGGCAAGGCAATAGTTCAACTGTGCCAACATGGGAATTTGCGGTGTTTACCCGCTATGGGGTAACGGGGTCGTTCACGCTGGAACACAACAGTTGGACTAGCGGCACTGCAAACGGGCTTAAGACCAAGTGGCGCAATCAGGAAACACTGATTATGCGCATTGACTGTTGGGGCAGTAAAACGCCCTTACTGACGACCACAGGGTCAACATTGAACTCCCCGATTGCCCCGTTCCAGCCCACACCGTTACTTGCCAACCCCACGTATGCGGGCGTGCGCTTTGAATTCCCCATCAAGATTAACCAAATCAGCCCACTGGCGGATAACGATGGGAATGACATTGTTTCCGTTTCATGGACTCAGCGGTATAATAGTACATATGCGTCGGCAGGATATATTCTTGTTGAAAGCGATATAGCAGACCCATTAGCATAGGAATAAGGGGGAACCACGATGTTTGTTGAAGACGACCGCACCAATGACCAGCCGAGCGACCAGCCCAAACAAATCACCATCAACTTTAAGCGGTTGCGAATGCGTGACCTGCAAGGGTTAAAGAAATCGGCATCGGAAGACGACCTTTCGTTTCTTGTGCCCATCCTTTCCCGTGTGACGGGTCTGACCGAAGACGAAGTGTGGGACTTGGACATCGAAACCATGGTGCGCTTGCAGACCGAGCTTTCTGAAGCCATGGAAAACGTCGCAAAAAAAGCGAACGGCGGCAACTAGCACTGCATATTGTGCATGACAACATCGAGCTACCCCACTGGGTTGGGTTTCTCGAGCTGGCAGAAATGTGGCACGTACCGCCATGGGAATTGGAAGACGCTGACGAGCGTGGACTTCTTCTAGAGTGGGCGGTGCGTGCGTTTTTGTGGCGTGATACCAAGAACAAGCGAGAAGAACGGCAGGCGCAACATGGCAGAAGTAGCAATCAACGTCATTGGTAAGGACTTATTGTCCGCCCCATTCAAATTGATGCAAGGGTCAGTCAGCTCGCTTACTAGCTCGCTTGGGTCACTGGGCAGTATGGGGGCGAATCGGTCGCTAGATATGCTTCGGTCTAGCGTAGGGTCGTTGACCACCGAAGTGCAAAACTTGAGTTCCCGTGCGATTTCGCCACTTACGGTTGCGTTCGGCAACTTGTTTTCTGATGTCATGCGCAGTGGTGTGGATTCCATACTGAACCTAAAGCGGTCGGTCGAATCGTTCAGTTTTATTCGGCTGAACATGGACATGGAAATGACTCGGTCGTCATTTACCACGCTGACGGGCAGTGCGGAAAAAGCCAATGAAACGTTAAAAATTCTACGGCAGTATGCAAATTACACGCCGTTTGAATTCACTCAGTTGACCGCCGCAACCAAGAAGATGCTTGCCTTTGGCTTTAGCGTCGAAGAAATTACCAAAAACTATGGCACCGTTGGCACAGGCTTGCTGGACGTGATTGGTAATGCCGCATCAGCCCTAGGCGCAGGACAGGAGGGCATCGAGCGTATCACTCGTGCCTTGGGGCAGATGCGTGGTCTAGCTCGTGTGTCCGCAGAAGACATGAACCAATTGACCGACGTTGGTGTCCAAGGGTACCAAATACTTGCAGAACAACTTGGTATGACCGTTGCCGAAGTCCGTGAAGCCATGAAAAAAGGGGCGATTGATGCGGAAATGGGTATCACTGCACTGCTAAAAGGTATGATGAAGCAGTACGGTGGCGGTATGCAATCATTTTCAGAAACTGCCGAGGGTATGTCATCTACGTTGAATGACTATATTGCGGACATCAAACGGTCGTTCGGTGAATTAGCCTACAAAGAATATGCCAGCCTTCTTCGTGAGGTCACGAAATTGGTCGGGTCGCCTGCGTTTGCCAAGTTTGCCCAAATGCTGGGCGTGCAGTTTGGTGGCGTGGTTGCAAAACTAAACAACGACATACTAACACCAACCGTTCGGCGAATGTACGAATTTGTGAATGCGATTGGGGCTAGCGACGCTAAGATGGAATCGTTGTTTAGCGGCATGATGGCTCGTTTCCGCCCCGTGACTGAAACGTTCCGTGCCTTAATGAACATACTACGCACCGTATCGCAGGTGGTGATTCAGTTTATATCTGCCTTTGTTAAACTGAACGACGTCAAGGTTATCATCAAAACGGTGTCCACGGACTTTGCGTACTTTCTTGAAGGCTTGTTTGATTTGTCGGCACGGTTAAACGTGTCGGGTTCAGGCATTCAGCGATTTGCGCAGGCGGTAATGGACTTCATTCGCCCTGTGGTGGACATTATTCGCAATTCCATTCCCGTGTTCAAAGTCATGGGCGACATTCTTGTGGGGTTTATTAAAGAAATTATTCGCACAGGTACGCTGGAGCGAGTATTTAATGCCGTAGTCAATGGGCTAAAGTGGTTTTCGCAAGCACTAGTGGACTTGGTACCACGGCTAATTGACATCCGTGACGCCCTACCATTCTTGTTTGATTCGTTTATGCGCTTTGCTGGTACTACTATAGCCAACATCATGTCGCTAGGGGAAGCGTTACTGAATCTCGGCAAGATGATTTTTACGTTTGTAGATGCAGTGTTGCGCATGAAGCTCACGCAGGACATCCTAAAAGGCATCCTGTGGTTATGGGAAAATTTCTCACCCGCACTACAAAAAATTATTCCCGTGATGAGCGACGTGACGGGCAAGATTCCGTCGATGGTGCAAGCAGTCGATAACCTGTATATTAGCATCAAAACGTTCATATCCGAATTGATTAGTGGTGGGTGGGATGGTGCGATTGCACGGGTGTCGGCATTCTTTGGTGGGCTGGGCGAAACCATTATGGCGCAGTTTGGCGAGAATGGTTTTCTTAGTGCCAGCAATTTAGCCAATCTTGTGTCAGGTGGACGTGACCGCATCTATACGTGGATTCTGACCACGATTCGCACGGGCATTGACCTTGCTACCCAAAATATGCCTGAAATCATAGCCTACCTGACTACGTTTTTACAAACTGTTGCCGCAAACTTTAGCGGGCTACTAAGTACCGCATGGACTTGGGTAAGCACAGATAGCACGGGCATTATTGCATCGGTTACTAACCTGTTTCGTACTATGGGCGATGAAATCAGTAAACAGTTGCCTGCGGTCGGGGATTGGTTTAGCAGTTTGCCCCAGCGCATCTCTGATTCAATCACTGTCAACGCTCCTGCGGTGATGACGGGAATCGGCAACCTTTGGCAGTTCATCAAAGACGAAGTGGGGAAAATCTGGACGTGGATTGACACCGAAGGCATGATAATCCTTGACAAAGCACTGCGGGGGATTGGTGACACCGCAGTCAACGCAGTCAACGGTATTATCGGCATGTTTTCAAGCGAAACATTCAATAATGTGTTTGGCGAGTTGGAAACCAGTGCCATTGGCGCAGTTGAATCTATTGGAAACACCATCGGGCGGATGCTGGTGGTGTTCTTCCGTGATTATGCACCGAAAATTAGTGCCGCAGTCTGGGAGTTACTACCACAGTTATTGGCAGTGCTAACGAAACTTGCCATTCAGGTTACCGATGGGATTCGTAATATTATTTATGGGGCTGTAAGTGGTCTGTTGCAGGGCATCCTGAATTCGCTGGGATTTACGGAGCAGGCAGAAAAAGTTAAAGCGTTCTTTGACAATATGATTAGCATGAATCGTGAATCTGTTCGTCAAATTGCTACTGCACTTGATTCGTTTGCCAACTTTTGGCGCACGATTGATATTTTGGGCACGTTCAATAACTTCACTCGCTATGTCAAAGACTACGTGACCAATTACTTGCCGACAATTCTGCAATCGTTAGGTGCAATTCCGTCATTACTTGTACAAATGGTAAGTGCCAGCCTTGGCGATGCGTTAAACGGGCTGGTGGACACCATTGAAGGCACTATCAATGGGGTAATGCGCAGTTTGAACATCTCACAGGGAATGCAGGACTGGGTTGGCGGGGTATTCCAAGGCGTGCGAGGCAAGATTGAAGATGCGTTCACGTCGTCTGCTGAGGCAGAAAGTTCTGTACGGCAATGGTATGATTCAATGATGGGTGCCCTTACGCAAAATTACGACCAAGTCAATGGAATTGTGCAATTCAAAAACGTCACCGACCAATCAGCGCAGTCAACGAATAAACTAGCCAACAGCGTGGATGCGGTTACGCAGTCAATGTCGGCAAGTAACTACAACATTTATGCCAACGGACTGAATAACGTCAATAATTCCACAGTGGCATTGACCAATAACGCTAGTGCGTTGACACAAATGATGGCGGACATGGGGTCGCAGACCACGTTTGCCTTAAAAAGCATTGGCGATACTGCCGCTACCGCAGACTATGGAAAAGCCACTGACGATATTTTGAAAAAAATGAGTACCATGGGGCAAAGCGCAGGGGGAACGTTTGTCACTGCATTTGCAACGGTTATGACTGGCAGTGGCAAAAATGCAATGACAAATGCCATGCTAACTGCACTTGATTCGGTGGTAACAACGCTGAACAGCGGCACGTTATATACTCGGTTTTATACGGTTGGACAAACAATCGCAAACGGAATTATGGCAGGGATTAACGCTAACTTGACTGGTATTTTGCAAACGATTTACAATCGTTTTGATATTAGTGGCATCAATAACAACATCAGTTCGCTTCAATCACAAGTCACTACGTTGCAATCGCAGGTTGCGGCACTACAACGACCAAGTAGTGTGGGTGGTGGCGTGCCATCCCTAGGGTTCAATTCAACGGTGGTGAATAACAAGAACGTTCAACTGGACGTGACCATCAATCAGACCACGCCAACGGACACGGTGAACAACATTCGCTATGCGCAGGCGTTAGCGGCAAGCAAGATTTACTAGGAGGCACTGCATGGCAGTATTAACCAAGTGGGATATGCTGGTACCGCAGGGCGGGAATGTGGTACACAATCTGATTCGCAATCCTAGTTTTGAATACAACGACCAATTTTTTGCGGGCGCACATCAATATTGGTACTACTACTCACCTGCCGGTACCATAGACTTGGTAAATGTTCCCGCACAAACAAGCGAATGGTCGTCCCGTGGGTCACGTGCCCTTGCCCTATCGCTGGATGGTGTAACAAACAGGCGTGTCGCATATTCGCCCGCACAAACCACTTTCAATAATTGGTCAATGAGTATTAGCCCGTCGATTACCACTGCCGCTTCCCCAACAGGCGTAGTGTACACCTCAGGGAATTGGGCCGCCTGCGTATATATTCTGACCCCATATGGCACGTCACTCGCAGTAATGAATGACGACGACCCTGTGGTCAGCGGAAACAATCTGGTAGTACGGTCAAATTATCGGCAAATTGACCTGACCAAAGGACGCAGTCGAGCGTTTTTCACTAGTTTTTCAAGTTTTGGGGGTACGGTAGCCGCTCGTCAGGTTACGTTTACCATGCCTGCCACGGGTACGCACGATTATCCAGACAAAACACTTGGATATGCAGTGTTTGTATCAACGCCAACGCTAGCGGCAAGTGGTAAACGCATTTATCGGTTGCTGACCGTCAAAGGGGGCATTCCTAACGGGACGGTTATCAATGAGCTTATACCGTCAGATGATACCGCCGCAGGTGGTGGTAATTACTATGGGTATGGGTCAACCACTTTTTTAACAACTAACACTGCCGGCCCAATATCAGGGCAGTGTTTTGTGCTTGACAGTAGTGGCACAGAACAATCTGCCCCGTTTATCTTTAACGACGCAAGTCAGCCGTGTTTTGGGGTGTCGGGCACCAGAGAGGCTGGCACCACATACGGGCATCACATTTACATTGATTGGTACGTCGATGCAAATTACACTGCGGCAACATCGCCGTTTATTGCCTGCGCATATGACTATGCAGTAACAGTTTATGACCGTAATGCGGGCGTGACATATACGCCTACCAACTACGATACGGGAACGAATAGGTTAGCGGCACTGCCTGCTGACCGTGCTAGCGCAGTCCGCTCGGGACGCAGTAAGTTTTTATTGACCCCACCCAATAACGTGTCCACTGCGTTTTACGGGCGCAATCTTGAGCTCCGTATCGAAGTCATGTCGCCTACGGGGTCGTACACCAATAATGCGGCAGTGTTATACATTGACTGCGTGCAAGTGGTGGACATCACGTATCGGGGCGACGACGACTATGACTGGGACGACGTTGAATTTTCGTATGTGGATGGGGATATAGCAGGGGCAGAATGGCATGACGTTGCCCCGTCATACGACCAAACAAGCGGCACCACTATAAATGGCTTTGACACGCAGTGGTATTGGCTAGGCGATACGTATGCTGGCTGGGTATCAACCATGGGAATGCCCACCCGTGACCGTTATATCAGTGGCAATACGGCTATCAATAACACGTTTGGCGGCACTACGTATCGTGGGTATGCGCAATCGTTTCTGCGCACGCCCACGTCCGCAGTAGGAACGTATGTTCCGATTGACACCGAGCACTTCGGGGCAAACGTCATGTACACGTCCACAGGGCAAGGAATGCCTGAAATCGTAACAAGTGCACAGTCTTACGGGGCGATTGATGGAGGTATTGTACAGCGGCAAGTAAGTGCAATGCGCACCATGCAGTTGGCGATTGAAATCAACGGGGCATCAACTGCGGACTTGCACACCAAGCGCAGACGAATCATCAATGCCCTGAAGTTTGACCAACTAGCAACGCAGGGTACACGAGTTATTCGGTACCGTGGTAGCGGCACCAATGTGTTATTCAACGTCACGTACACCGCTGGCTTGGAATTCACGGGCTGGCAGGGCGTATCGTTCACCGAGAACGCAACTGTGCAATTCCTGTGCGCAGACCCATACGTATATGCCGAGAACGCAGTATCAAAGCGCATTGTCAATCCGCCACTGGTGCAAGACACTCGGTTCTTAATGGCGTACAAAAAGGGCGACAACCAGCCGTGGATGTACACGGGTATGAAAGATTATCAGGCGTGGACAGTTGGGGCGGGCACCATTTCATCTTCTGCACCGACGACGGCACCTGTATCAACACTGACTATCACCGTCACCAATGCGTCTACCTTGAGTACTACTTTAGGAAGTACCTCGGTAACTGTCACCACTGGATTTTGGAATTCAACCGCTGTTGATGCAGGTCGCACCGTGTTT